NTTGGGATAAAATTAGAGTAGATATTCATAGAACCACCTTTTCTATGGGTATTAAAAAGGGTGTTATGTTATCAGCATAATACCCTTTTGACTTTCTTTAATTATACCATATTTTGGCCTCAATCGCCATTCCAGGCGTTTAATTCGCCGGCCTTGGCTATCAATTCCGCCTCGTCAAATTCCATATGGCAATGGCACGTATTCGGATGTCCAGGACTTGAAAGGATCGTCGCCTCACCAAAAACAGAATTGAACTTATGATCCATTGGCACGAATCCCTGCTCGATATTGCCCACACAAACCTTACACGGGACATCTGACCCCGTATGCTTCCACGCCTTCTTGGTCAATCCTTGCTTAGTCCACTGCGCTAACCGCCCTTCACTCTCCGCCCGATTGATCTCCGTGTTGACAATGCTCTCAATCCTCTTACTCGACAACCCCTCAATCTCCTGTCGCGCCCGCTGCGTCACCTTCGCTACAAGTTCACTTTCCCGTAAAATCTTGTCCAGTCCCTGACCTTCAGCAATCCGCGCCGCAATTTCCTGACTGCTAACGCCCTCATCGACCCCGGCCGTGATAATCCGCTTCAGGTAAAACTTGGTCCCATCGTTCACCCTGCGCACCATCGTCGCCGCATCAGTATTAAGTCGATTGATGGTCACCGGATTTTTCAGATCAAAGTTAAATCCGATCAGGTCAGGCGAGCTAACCAATCCTTCCTCATACAAGAACTGTTGGACCATCTCCGCCGCGACCGTCGCCCCCTCACTAAACGCCAGGTTCAATACCTCCAGCACCTGCGCTACAACTTCCGGCGGCAATTCCCACCACCTGTCATCCTCTAGTAGTTTCTCCAAATCTTCCAGGACCAGCTTGTCGACCTTCTGAACCTGCGGTATCTGGTCAAAAATGGACTCCTCACCAAACCACGACTTAAAGCGTTCTTCAGCCCATTGTACTCGGTCTGCCTCAGATAGATTGATAATCGCCTTGCTCGCAATGGGAAACTGGGCCTTTAACGCGGCCTTAATGAGCCGCCGTAGCTGTATGTCGCCCATTCGTTTTAACACCGCGTCGAAAGCGTTTTCGAATACCAGGCCCAACCGGTCGAAATTTGATGACCCTGGCTCGACCGCCGATATTGCCGGATCGCCCAATGCGGCCCGCTGGGTCTGGCCAACCTCCCCGCGGCCGCCCGCACTTGGGGGGACCCTCTCTAATTCTCTACCGGTTTGGTCTTCATTATCACCGGCTGGCAATGCCCCATTTCTGGACTGGGCCGGGGGTAGTGGGGCCGGCGCCTCTTTGGGCTGGGGTTGTAGTTCTATGGTCAGGAGGCCATCTTTCTTTAGCTGTGCTTGACCATCCTCTGGTTGAATGAGCCCGCCCTCAACCATTGCCTTCAGGGCCTGGGCGTTGAGCAAGCGGGCCCGGCCGGTGGCCGCCAGAGCCTCGTCGTCTTTCTCGATCCAGGCGAATTCAAGGTAAGGTGGCAGCACATCACTATTGATAAAGTTCTTTGTTTTTTCACGGATCATACCAAAGCCCGTTAGCCTGGTCTCTCGTTGCCTGCGTATCTCACCGGCCAGGGTGCCGCCGGCCGGGTCCAGGCCGATGTCTTTGAGCGTTAACCAGTAGCCGGCGGCCACAATACGCTGTTGTTTCAGCGTTACGTTGTCATAGCTCATTTCAGACGGCGGCCTCCCAAAGGGTATCCACTTGGCCGCCTGGGTATGCTGGTAAAGCACGCCAATTTTCAGGGGGTCAACGCCTTGAAGTAAATTTTGATAGGATGATACCCAGTCCTCCGCGTCTTGCTGGCTCATATCTAGCAGGTCCAAAATGCCCGCCTCCGGCGTGTCCAGTAGCAACCGGGCATAATATTGGTTGCCATAATACAATAGGCTGATGGCCATATAAATGCGTTGTGGGGGGGGCATCCCGTAGCCCTTAACGCGCATCTCTGGACGCGGAGTCAGGACAATTCGGCCTATCTCATTTGCACCGAAAAATACTGGGTTCCCCATATCGCCTTGCACTTTTTGCATAACTGGGAAATCGGGATCGTGGGTCGGGGCAATGGTGGCGCCGTCGATGGGGACTAATTTGAAAATGTGGCCTTTTGGGTTGGGCTGGGTAACGCGGAATGTTTCACCGTCGCGCTCGATGGTCGGCAAAACATTGGTGGGCCAGCGTACTAATTCGACATTGCCGCCAACGGGCAGATCGAGCGCGTCCTGCCATAGCAAATCAAGGATGGTATCAAAATCACCCAGGACAAAATTTTTGTAATAAGCAATGTCGTCTTCAAGCTTCTTTGTGTCCTTGGTGTTTTTGGCCGTGATATCCCACGGCTGTGCCTGAGCGTAGACTATGAGCCTATCACGACAAATGATGGCAGTAGGTTCGTTGCGGACCACGTTACGCCAGCGGGCGGCCTCGACCCACATCGGAGTGAGGAAATCTGGGAGATAGCGGCGGAGAAACGGAGGGATTTGTAGAGATTTTGCTTTTGGTTCAGCCATAGGGAACCTCAGAATAAAAAAAGCTGCGGGTTATGTTATCCGCAGCTACTGGTAATTATGCCCTTTATGGCGTATTACGTCAATAAAAATAGCCCTCTTGCATCAAGAGGGCTACCGAAAGGAGTCAAGGAGTTTCTGAGATATAACGAGTAGCCCAGAAACCCTGCTGAGAGATATTATACATACAAAATTAGGATATTTCAACTAGTTGTTGCCAACAGACAAAAATTTAATCGAACGCCATTGTGAACCGCCGTCAAGATACATTACACCATAACGTAGCGTATCGCACCCGTGGTCATTCTCCTTAACCGGCTCTTCCTTTCGGCTTGAATTTTTCCAAATATAGCTATCAATTTCCTCTTCGGTACACGTTGGCAGATGATTGACTTTGAGCTCCTGATCCAACTCAACCAAACTATCACGAAGCAAAAATAACCTTGGGCGCCCGTCGGCCTGCTTTGATAATCTATCTTGAACCTTGCCTATTCCCTGCAATACGTCTTTTTTGGCAGCAATATTAGGGATGCCGTTCTCTACCAGGGTCTGACGGTCCTCTGCATCGTGGTCACATATTGTCTGTTCTATTTTCTCCCCTTCACTCAGTTTATTAATTTGCTCTGCGTGGGTCTTTACCGTCCGCCCGGTCATATAGATTTCCCGATAGCGGTACATTCTCCCATCACTGTCAATGGCCCACCACTGGCAAACAAACGGATGTACCAGACCAAAATCAATCACCCGGATGCGCCGCCAATCATCGGGGATGTCAAAACGGTCAATAAGATGTGTCGCCGCGTCGTATCCCTCGTATATCTGACCTTCGGCGGATACCCACTTGCCCAGCCTGAGCCGCTGATACCTCACTCCACTTAGACTGTCCAAGATTGCCATAGTACGCTGGCCCTGTTCGGTTATTTTGCCGGTATTGGGATCAAACAAGATAGGGTTATCCTGATGGCGACTTTCCAAAAACGTGATGTTTTGCTCTTGTTTGCGCTGTAAAATCCAATGGGTGTTAGGACCTGGGTTACAGTCTCCAATCACTTGCGGATTTTCGACATTCCCGGCCCGCCCGGTGGCCCTGGTGAGTAATTTCTCCCAATCGTCCAAAATCAGTTCCTCGCACTGGTTGACATAGATTATGTCATATTCAGCGGATAAAATTTTATTTGGGTTATCCATTCCGCCAATGACAATCCGAGAGCCGTTGGGATAGTCAAACCATTGGGGTTTGTAACCACCGTAAGTAAAAATATCGGGATGTTTTACTTTGTCCTGATAGGTTTTGAGTACTGAAGCATCCATACTCTGGCGTGTCTTGCGGATCATTGCGATGTGCGCGTTTTTGTACTTCCAGGCCAGAGCATCTATTTTATGCAGAGCGGCAAAAGTTTTGCCGGTCTCAGCCGGACCGGCCAAAAATACCTCCGGCGCTTTGCACATCCAAAGGTCGGCGGCCGCCCCCCAGGGCTGATAGGCTCCTTCAATTTCTTCGGTTGTCTCTATGATTTGGTAAGTTGGCATTACAAGTCATCCATTGATACGCCCTTTAAGATTTTGATAATAAAAGGCGTTTCGTCGCTGTTACCTATCTGAGTATCCAGGCCGAGCAGCTTGCATCTTCGGTCAATGCACCAAGATACTTTATCTAAAAATCTCGGGTCGCCATAACCAAGTGATACTTCTTGCGTGGCCTCCGTTGTCTCGCCATCTACTTTTTTAGCAGTTTTTCGTTTGATAATGGGCTCTTTTGATAGCTCGTAGGCGTCCCAGGCGACACGTTCGAGTTCATCCAATTTTGCAAGTTCTTGCGCCCTGGCTTCGTCAAAGTCGCGGACGGACGAAGCTAACCACCGCTTTTGGATAGCTTTAAGATCATAGCCCACCATCTGGCGAGAAATCCCATAATCCCGATTTCTCGCAATGTAAGTCTCAATATCGTGCTGAGACCAGCCCTTGAGATATAATCTGGCTATTTCTTGTAGGTCATTTTCTCTTTGTATTTTGGTGCGTTTTGGCGCTGCCAACGCAAACTCCTATATGCAAACTTAGGTGATTAGTTCGGGCTTTATGCCGGTATGGTCAAGGAAGCGTTGGAGGGTGACCGCAGCATATGCAGATGAAATTTCTATACCGAAA